TTCTTCTCTTCTCTGTCTTGCAGTTTCTAACCTCTTTTGATGTGCTTTGTATGCTTTAGTTCTTGCATCTAAGAATGTTTTCTTTTTCTTTTTCATCACAACCACTGATGAGTCATCACCTGTACCAGCGACTGCGGCCCCTGTTGCATTTGTGGGTGCGTCTTCATTTTTAGGTAGACCACTATACACATTTACCTCTGTACATTTAACCATCTGTTATATCCTCCAAACTTACATAGATTTTTTCTTGGGTTTTCATATGTACAACTGGAAATATCTCAACACCCAACACTGTATCTACTGGTGATTCATCTGCAAACGCAACGACCTTATCACCTTTTTTAGCAGTTAATTCTTCTTCCTCTTTATTTAGTATATCGTTCTTTAGAACATACTCACCTTTGGGTAACACTTCTCCAAACCCTATAACTTCCTCTGATATCTCTCTATCTAACTCTATCTTGTTTTCTTTGAGATATTTCATAAACTCTTTCTCAAACATATCTGGGTCTTCAACGTGTTCCTTAAATGTATCTTTCAATAGAAACAATGCAGCTGCGTATGTACCAACCTTTGTTCTTAAGCCAGGAACTTTTGCAAATAACTTCTTAATATTAAAGATAAGTTTGTGTAGAATAGTGTATGAGTTTTTAAGTTCAGAGGTGGTAAGTTCTACAGCAGGTTTTGTAGATTTAGGTAATTTTATTCTATGTCCATCTTTATCTATGATACCTAACTTGAATGCGTCAGTCTTCTCAAATGGTGTTGTAAGTAACTTTAAAAATCTATATGTTACAAATAAATCTACAGCTCTACCCATTATAGTTTCTCCAAAACTTCTTTTACTTTGTCATCTTCTTGAACGTCTTTGAGTTCATCTTCCTTAAGTATATTTAGGTATAATAGAAATGACTTGAGTGCTGACCAGTATTCTTTCTGTATTTTGTACAACAACAGAGTTGCACACGCATCTGCACCAAATACATTATTTAAAACTATAAAATGATTGAGAAGAAGTCTTTCTTTGAGGATACCAGTTTCGTAGTATTTTCGGAGGAGTCTTTTGATGTATTTGAATCTTTTCAAATCATCTTGAAATTCTTTTTCACCTTCGCACTGAGGATTGTCATAATGTCTGATTGCGAACATCATAACATTCTCACTCGTTATCTTTTCATACATTGTGTTATGCTATCTTTGCAAACACCCTACATGAATTATTTTTTGGGGACATCTCATATTGTATTTTAAGAGCTAGTCCACCTTCGATAATGTGAGAGATACCATCATCATTTATAAACTCATCGCTAGGTGTGTTCTCATCTTTTCCGAACCTTCCACCAAATCTGGTTAAAGGTAAATCGAAAGAACCACTTGAACCTTCCATTGATGGTATTTCACCAAAGGATAATCCAACTTTCATTAAATTGGTTCTTAAACGATTAAGTGCGTGTTCTGGGAGTAGATATTCCATGTTACCAATAGTTCCAATATACGCATTTAGTCTTCTTAGTGTATCTGGATTAGTAATATCACCTGTTGCAGTTCCAGTATCAGAATCAATACCATGTGAGTCATCAGGGCCGGCACCAACTCCTAACTTTTCTTTTAGATAACTTTTAAATGATTTCATATCTACTTCCTTAATGTAAAAAGATAAGTGGGGATTTCTCCCCACTTATTGAACGACTTAAATTAGTCAGTTGCAGTGATTTCAATGATACCGTCATCAGCAGCCAACGCAGTGTTTGCTAATGCAGCCCACTTTGTACCACTCCAGATACAAGTGAATGAATCACCTAAAGATGCAAAGTCAACATCAATATAACCCATTGGGTCAGCAGGTGTCATCTCTGATGTACCACCAGCAGTATCGTGAACAATTATTTTGATTTGTCCAACAACTGTACCGTCTGCTAATGTTGTTGCAGCGTTAGTACCTGTTGTTTCTAACAATGTCAAAGCAGTTGTGATTGATATTGCAGTAGTAGTCGCAGATGAAATATCTTGCACAGAGTTTGAGAAACCTATGAAAGATGGTAAGTTATTTACGAAGTTTGTTACAGAAACCTTCTTGTTAATCGGTGTACCAGTTGGGTCATCAACAACGTGAAGTAAGTCTGCACCAGCAACTCCAGTGCTTAAGTCAGTAAGCGCTGTAATTTTCTTATCGGCCATGTGCCTTCTCCTTAATTAAAACCCCTTAATTGGGGAATGTTACTGTGGGTAGTTTCCCACATCACGAACCAGCAACAGCCGTAGCAGTCTGGTCATCATTATCTAATTCTTTTAAGAAACTTTCGCATTGTTGTTTTGCACCATGTAGTGCATTTAAGTTTGCGATTGCTTCCTGTTTCTTAGCATCTAACTCTTGAATAGTGTTTGTCATTACTTTGATATCACTCTCAAGAGCTGCAATTCTTTTTTTAATAGTATCTTCATTTACCATAATATAATCTCACTTTTAATTTTATTTATAAGACTTATGAGGATACTGTAAATTTAGCATCTGCATCAGCAGTCATTGTTAAATCTGCAGCCATAATTCCTTCTAATCTTATTAATCCGTTTGTATCTGTCCCAGAAGCAGTTGCGTCTAGTTGCATTGGATTACCTTCTTCATCTAATACTCTATCACCAGCAACTTTACTGATTGTACCACTGTTTAGACTTATTGCATCATCTGAATTAACACCAAGTATGTTATTTGTAACTGCACTTGTTCTTGTGTCTGTTCCAGCAGCTAATGCAAATGCCATAACACCGTTTGATAAATCAGAGTATCCTGAATTATAATCCATTATAGTTCCAAAATTAGAACCTAATGCAGTTGCTTGTTTCAACTGTAACTGTGGTGTTCCTGTAACATCAATCTGTTCGTTGAATCTTACATACACAACGATATCACCAGCAGATGATGATGCAACACCTGTAAAGGTATCTCCATCTGGATAATATTTTGTCTTGTCTGATGCGTTACCTATTGTCACCTGTGGTGCAGTAGGAACATCTATTGACTTTCTTAATCCTCTTATCGCAGCTATAATCTCTGGGTCTGCGTTTGCGTTATCATTACCACTTGACTTTGAGCCAGGTTGAAAACCCCAACCACCATCAAATGCGATAACATTTTCTTTTGCGTAATCTCCAGACCCATCAGCTGCTTCAGTTAACCAGCCTGGTTTCGCCTCACTTTGACTTGCGTCTAGTCCAATAACTCTATCTCCAGAGTCAGCAACACCAGTGCTGTCTGTTCCGTTTAGAACGACATATTCATTCTCAGCTGAGGAGTCTTCCAGTACGATATTAAAACTCTTTGCTAAAGGCATCTGTTTCTCCTTATTTTCTAACTATTTATAATTATTTGAACCCTAAATTTTTGAGTTCTCTTATAGTTTTTCCTGTATCGGTGTGGTGAATGCCTATACCACCCTTTGCATTAAACTCTTTTATGTTTTTAATGTAGTCATCAATAAGAATATTAGAGCTTCCATCTCTATTCACTGCATACTTCTGTTTGTCTTCTCTTAATACTAAATGCGTTTTACCTCTTGGTACTTTAGTATTCTTCGCTAACCATTTTAACTTACCCCTTCTGGAGTTTGCATCTTTTGTACTATACGCAGAAAGAATATGTGGGTCATACTTCGCAATAAAAGAATATAATCTCTTACCGCCTGGATACCAATCTAGTCCTTCCCAGAACCCTTTGGTATTACTTATCTTCTTCCACCTTGTTTCTCTATCTGCATAGATAAATGGTTCACCCACAGCTTTATCTGCACCTTTCATAAAGTCACAGAGAACCATATCCATATCACAATAAATGTCAGGTAAGTCATCTTTACTTACTTTCTCGTCTAGTTCGTATAATTGTTTCATTTTTTCTTTTCATTTACCTCTGGTTCGACTTCAACCTTTGTTTCAGGTTTTCCAGTCATTGTTCTTCCCTCTTTCTTCTCTTTATTATACTTCTTTTCTTTCATATTGTCAAATGGGTTTTTATTATTCTTCTCTTCTATACCCCACATCTTTGCAAGTG